TGAAACTGATGCCCCTCGTTTAAGTATATACTTTTCTTTGTACACTTTATCCTATCGTAGTCAATATTTGAGAACTCAGGCTCAAGGATATTACCATTCTGATCAAACAATATCCTACAGTCATTGTCTTGTAGATATGCTTTTGATGATAGTGCTTGTATATTCTCCGTCAACGGATACAACACGCCATCACGATAAAGAGAAACCCTAACCCAATTTACGAAGTCAGAAGGTAGCACATATCTAAGCTGATCGCATACGCTTAACTCAAGTGCTTTTATCTCCTTGAATGCATCATAATTCAGCTCCTGTATAGCCCTCTTTGCGTAGAACAGCACCTTGTACCTCTCCTCATTATTTATTAATGAATGATTGCCGGTGTACATAAGCATAAAATTATTGACGATGTCAAATAGACTTACGTACTGATAAGACCCCCAATTAGCATCCTCAGGCGCATTGCCATTATTTGTATAGTACTGAAATTGTGATATATATGCCATTTCTATTTATTGTTTGATTGCATTTGTTCTTGACCTAAAGCGTACTGTACAACATCACCCTCCCTAATAGACACCCCACAATACTGAAGTATCTTTGCAATAAGCTTATACTCCTCCTCTAGAGGAAGCTCAAAGTCCATATAGTCAGGCTGAGATTGGTCGAACATAGGCTCCCCACTTGATAGTGTCACATAAGTCCACTTAGGTTCTTTTGGATATCTGAAATATGTGGCATTTATAGACCCATACCCTGATATATTTTCAGGATAAACTGTTATAACACCACTATTGTTTAAGGTATATATTGGAAAAACGTTTGATGGTGATGTAAGTAGCGAAGCTTTTAGCATAGAAACCTTACCTATAGAGACCTTCTCAGCATCAGCTGTTTTTGACGATGAAGATGAATATACAGTATAGTTATGGCCTATAACGGTAAATATATCATCTGATAAGTCAATGCTTGTGGCGTTAACACCAATAGCTATAGCCGACTCATATGTATCTTTATTTACTATCAAATCACCTGGCGTAACTCCACTAGCAATAAAGTTCGCAGCGGCATCAACAAGCTCATTAGCGACTAAAGATGTGGTAGTCCCTGTAGTCGTTACTGATGTATAGCAAAAAACTCTGTTTATCATAAAGAAATCATTACCAACCGTTGTAACAGATGGTGCATAAAACTGATTTGTAGGTGCTCCAGATGGCGTTAGTATCGGCACAAGAAAATCATGCGTTAGAAAATGTTCTATTGCCTCAGCTACAGGCCTCTTCATATTTGCATAATCAGTACCTGAAACCCTAGCGTTCTCCATATTGATAGCCTTGTTATACATTGCGAAGTACTCCTCAAAAAGCTCCATCTGCGCCTGCTTTGCATAAAGATTAAAATCAGCAGGAGATATGTATCCGTAGTTATTCTTATTTAGTACAGCTAATACTGTATTTCGAACAGAGTTTATCATTTGATTTTTTTTACAAATATAAAAAAAAAGAGGGAATATAATCCCCCTTTTATGTAATTTATATCATTACTATGAAAAGTTTTCAAGCATTTTTAAATGTTCAAGCCCTTCGTCACTCTGTAGATAAGTGCATGCAAAGTCTCTAGCACTTACACCATATGGCACTGAACACATCTTCTTTTTATTTGTAGGGGTATTAAACCAAATCTCACGATCGTTATTTCTTGTAGTAAGAAGCTTATTCTCAAAAAATCCTACAACCTGTGCCTGATATTTAAGTTCAGGGTCATCAAGGGCATATAAAAAGTCAACAGGATTGTTCTTTGCGAAAACTAATATATCCCTCTTTAGTTCTGCGGTTGTAATTTTAGTAGGATCTTTACCAAATAGCACCCTTGTCATAGTCTCTAATTGGTCTATTGACAATTCTCTAGCTCTTATCAATGCGTCAACCTCTGCGTTGAGATACTCAACCTCTTTCTGTGCATCTTTCTCATTGTCAACCTCCTCAAATACAATACCATTCATGGGATGGTAGTGTAAGAACTCTTGTAGCACCGGTTTGTTTTTAGGGGCAACAAGCATCCCATCCTCAAATACAATTGGCTCAAGTATAGCATTACCATCCTGCTCATCCTCAAATGGAGACTTCTGATTAGATGCATACCTTAAAACTCTATTAACATTATTCTTCTCATCATACCACATAAGAGGATACCTTGCATGGTTTCTAGATGGAAGAGTATAAGATAGAGGTGTACCTTTTTTAAGGCGATATATTTTGTCGCCAAGCTTTTTAGAACTCATGATAACATTAAATTTAATTTGATTTTAAAATATGGGGCACATATAACAGTGCCCCATTACAATAAATATGAAGTACGAAAAGAACGGAATTAGCCGTAGCGGAAAAGAACAAAGTTATTAGCACCAAGAGTACATACACAACGCTCAGAAAGGAAGTGTACCTCCATTGCATCAAGTTCGCTGTTAGTAGCACCACCAGCTGATCCTGTTACCCAAGTTTTGTAACGACGATCCTCTGTCTCTGTGGCACGGTAACGAACGTGCAAGAACGGACGCTTTGCGTTTTTACCCATGATTTGGTCATATACAGATGTAGATCCAGCAGGAACTAAAAGACCTGTAACTGCACCTGTGCCGGCAGCCAAACCACCACGCATTGTAGGATCGTTCAAGTATTTCCAGTCAGACTTGTAGAAGTCGTAACCTCTGCGGAATCCTGTGAAACCTAGGTTTAATGCCATTGTGGTGTCGTTGTCGAACAATCCGTAAGATGCACCGTAAGAAGGAGTAGCAGGAGCCGCAGTGGAAGCACCGTTAAGGCCTGCCAACATGCCATCGATGTCGAAGCTCAACTGACGGTTGCAGAACACAACGTTTTCTTCAATTGCTCCCTGTTTGTCAAGACGCTGAACGATTGTATCCCAGTCAGCAAGAGTTGTAGGAGTACCACCACCCCAAACATTACCACGGTTCTCAACAACATAGAACACACCTTCAGAACCATCTGCAATTGCAGCATTTGCAACATTTTGCATAGGAACGGCCTCAATCATAGCAGTCTCCATATAGTCCTCAAAGCGTAGGCGTGTCTCGTGCTCAGATTTCAAATACCAAAGGTAACCTGTAGCACCATTCTCAGTTGTAACCTCTACCCAACCGATTTGAGCCATGTCAGATCCTGAGATAGCGTAACGATCCTTAAGGATGATTGGCTTATTTGAGAAGATATCATCTTCAGCATCAAGACTGCCTACCATTCCATTTGTTCCTTTCTTGAACTCAGAACCGTAGATGAAAACAGTAAATGTTGTACCAGCACCAGCAACAGCTTGACCGCCTACTTCGTAGTAAGCAACATCAAATGTAAGTCCAGTGGCCGCTGTAACAATTGCTTTATTGCTTGCACCTGTAGTATTGTCTTGTACAAATACAGTCTGACCAACTCTAATAGCAGCTGTTATTGCTCCAACATCAATCACATTGAACTGAGCAGTGTCAGCATTTATTGCGGCAGCTGTAGTACAATTTGTGTATTTAATGTGAAGACGACCTTGCTCAGCCCATTTTATTTGGTCAGAGTTAGACGGCATCTCAGCACCAACAAGACGCAAGAAAGATGATACGGTACGGTTTCCGTAACGCTCAAATTCCTTCTCGTATGTGTCAGGAAGGTACTGATTAAGGAAGTCAAAATTAGTGATGTAGTTCTGTGAAAGTGCCACTTTCTCAGCTGCTGGTTGCAGCGCATAAGTAGGCGGTGATAATAATGCCATTTTTGTTGAATTTTAAGTTTTTTATAATCTTTTACTTTTTATTTTTAGGCTTTTACCATGGTCAGGATTTACTTCTCTGATTTGGAATCCACCTTGAGACTTTGTCGTCTCCGTTGCCTTGCGCTCAGACATATTAATATTCTTAGTCTTACGCACAAAATCATCGGAAGCGTGAGCAGCCCCCTGCTCATAAAAGAACTTTGCAAATCTCTCAGGATTCATAGCAATAGATAAAGCTCTATGATAACCCTCAGCATCCTTAAGAAGACCATTATCATCGATAAACTTACCGATGAAGCTTGCAGGATTAGAGTGCAACCTCTTGAGCTCCTTAGCATCTCCGGGAGAAAAAGTCATCTTCTTGTCGTTTATGGTAAAATCAAAACCTTTGAAATTTGACCCAAAAACCTCATCTGTCTTCTTCTCAAACCACTGACGCTTTTTGCTATTCTCCTCTTCAAACGTCTGCGCATTCTTAATATATTCCTTATAAGCCTCAAATTCCTCTTTCTCAATTTCAGATACACCTTGCATACTTGACTCAAGTGGCACGTTGTATTTGTCCTTTTGAGAATTGAAGTACTTCTTGGCTTCATTCACTGCTTTCTTACGAGCTATTCTAGTCTTTTTAACATAAGAATCATCATCGTAGTCCTCATCATACCTGTACTCATCCATCATGACGTCGATATCATCATCATCTAGCCCTTCTTGTGTCTCAGCAAGGTATTTTTTAAGCAGATCATCTTCAGGCATTGAGTCAAAATCCTCCCTCAACTTGAGAAAATCATCAAACCCTCTGCCAGTTTCTTTTCTATATTTAATATAAGCAGAAACATCTTCTGGTACATCATCAGAATATTTTCTTTCAGAGATAAGCTCATCGAAAGAATTTATCTTTTTGTTATACCTTTTCTCTATATATGAAAGAACATCTTCCTCTTTTAGATCTTGTTGATAATTATTTTCTTCTTGTTCAATATGAACGTCATTATCTACTTGATCTACGCTATCGCTTTCATTGCTATCACCATAAACGCTCTGTTCATGCTCCTCTAATAACTTCTCTTCTATTTCTTGAACGCTTTTTGGCTCTTCTGTTTCTACTAGTTTTACTGTCTTGAAATCCATTGTATTAAATTTTGATTTTGCAAATATATGAAAAATTATTTATACTAGCTCTATCTTGGGTTAAATTCTGCTAAATCAAACCCATCTAAGCTATCCTCATTTGATTCAAAGTTAATAGGTTGAAGATTATTCTTTCTCTGGTCTATAAGTTTTGACTGCTGAGTATTCTGAACTGATATCCTCTTCTCCTTTTCCTTCTCCTTTGCAGTCTCCCTTTGAGATAATAAACTACTATTCATCTCATGTAGTTTCACATTGTACTGAAATTCTTCAGCCATCAATTTTGATTTTATACCTGCCTCAAATTCCATCTTCTTCATATCTGCTTCAAGTTCTGCCTGAATAACCATCGCCTTAGACTGCGCTTCAAGTTGAATTTTTTGAGCTGCCGTTTCTGCTGCAATCTGCTGTGATTGCATTTGAATCTGCTGCTGCATCGCTTGTTGTTGAAGCTGAGCCTGTTGCATTTTTTCAGCATTCTTTACCCTTTTTACCTTTAATAATTGCGTAGCAACCTTTAAGTTCTTAAGTTCTCTAATATCAATAGCATCCTCAAGGTTAATGTCGCCCTTTGATAACGCCATCTGTATGTTTGCCTCTAACTGAGCTTTTTGCTCTTCGTCTGGAGATACCTCAATAAAAATACCAAAATCATAAATGTACAATTCCTTAATATCATTTAGTATAGATACGTTGTATCTACCTATCTTTGTTGCGAAGTCTTCCTTAAAGTCAGAATACTCTAATATGTCAGCAACCCTATATGTAATTGACTCAGAAAGAGTCTTGTATATATATAGTGAACTGTCTAGTATATGCCTTGTTGCAGTATTTGAATTTAAAGCAGCCATTTTTTGAAGACCAACCAGTGATCTAGGATCAGGTGTTGACCCATCACGAGCCTCATTAAGTCCTGTAACAGTTCTAATCATGTCCATGTAGTGGTTGTAATTCGCTATTAACATCTGCGTCTTACTAGCACCTGAATTTGATGTAAGTTGAGTTATTGGAACTCTTGCATTATTAAAATCACCATCTTGAGTGTACGACCTACCTATCACACTACCTGTCTGAAAATATAACCTCAATGCATCCTCAGGGTTGTAGGCAGCTCCGGTACCAAGATCAACCTCGTTCAATCCATCAGCGTCTATAAATACACCATCAGGCACTGTTCTATTTATAACCTGCTGCAATTTTAAATGCGTAATCTGTATAAGGTCAGCAAATGGAATCATTCTTCTTACTAATGACTCAATATTTCCCTTATACATACGTGGAGCACAAGCAACGAACATAGGCATAGCATGCTGAGCCGTTGATTTAGGTCGAACCATATTCTCAGCCATCTCCCATTTTAAAAGGTAGTTTGTACCCATAACCATTATACCCTCATACCAAACATCAACAACTTTCTCAACCTTCTCAAACCTACCCTCCTCCATCATCTCCTTTGGAGGATTAAACTGATCATCCTTTGGTATCATTTTATAGTTACCATTATCAGAGTACTTCTTCTTGTAAACAATCCTTTTTGTTGTCTTGTAATTAAAATAAAGCAATGTACAGGTATCCTTGTAGAATAAACTATCTTGATATGCCCTTGCAACGTTATAATAATCGTACCAAGACTGACTACTTTCAGCTATCTCTTTAACGTCTTCACTTGTTAAACTTTGGTCTATCTTGTATAACTCAGTTAGTGGAACTGTCTTTATCTCTCCCCAATAAAAACAATCCTTAAAGAATGGATCTTCAGTATAGCTATAAACAATATTAGCAGGGTCAACATAAGATATCTTAACTCCTTCACCATGCATGAATTCATGCTTGGCTATTGATATGCCTATTACAGCCATATCATAGTCAAGTCGCTTTCGGATGTCATCGTACTTATTCTCTTCAAAGATAGTGTTTATAGCAACCTCCTCAGCTATCTCTATAGCAGGCTTATAATTTAATTGCATATATAGAGATAATTCCTCATCATTCTCAGGCAATTTATCGGGATCCATCATAAATGGGTCTACACCAGTTCTCTGTTGAACAAGATCAAGGATAGGCTTACCTATCATCTGAGTCTCAAGCATGTCTTGATACTTGCTTCTCTTTGCTAATGACATAGCATCCTGAGCATATGCTTTAGGCTTAAACATTCTGTCAGCCATGCCATTTACAACGATATCTACAAACTTAGGTATAATAGGAACAGGTGTCCAATCAAGGTTTATATAAGATAGGTCTCCGTCAACAGCTATCTCATTTTTATACTTTGCTACTGACTGTTCACCTCTAGCATAAAGCCTTAAGTTGTGGATGTCTTTCCACCTGTCATAATACCTACAAGACCCATTATCCTTTCGGAACCACTCATATTGAATGGACTGACCAACCTGAAGCCCATACTCCTTAGATTTCTTTTCTGCATCGCTAGCCCACTGCTTAGGGAATTCAGTTCTATTTATGTCTATCTTTATTTGTTTCATCTTAGTATTTTACTTGTTACTCCGTCGTTTGAATATTTAGCAAAGTTAACAATAATTTTTTGTTTTTGCACCTCTGGAACGTAAAGGTGTTTCTGATTTGCCATAATTGCTAGACCACTGCTTATAGTTGCATCATATTTAGTCCTATTCGTTATGTCAAATTTTGCCCAATCCTCTAATGTTCTATTAAATGGCATCGTCCCTATTATATCAGAGTCACGATATGTTCCTGTAGAATCAAAGCCAATATACTTCTCTATATATGACTCAATTGCTGATGCATGAGCCTGCTTGACATCCTCCGAAGAGTTAGGTATCCCACCTAGCTCCCTCTCAGTCTTTGAAAGTTTGTTAAAGTGCTTATCAGGCCTATTTAGACAGAATCCCCTATACCCTCTGTTTTTAAAGTGGTATAAAAGCCTTGGTTTGTTATTCTCTATAAGTACAGGCATCCCATAGTATACACACGCCATTAGAACATCCTCAAAAAATATTTCAGCCGTCTGAGGTCTTGCTATGTATTCAAGAAAGAATTCATTAGTTGGAGCTTCATCCATATGGAACTTTGTCATACCATGAAGAGATCCACTTGAACCTCTACCACCAACTACAGCTGATATATCGTATGGGTCACATCCAAATGACCCTATATGTTCATTTCCAGGATACTTGATCCCATTCTTTGTGTATAAGTTGTTAGCATAATGAGCAGGTGGGAACCAACTTATGTAGAACCTGCCGCTCCTATTAGGACTCCATATTACCTTAGAATCCTTTATGCCATCCCTCCAAATAAAGTTACCCCTTGTTATATAGTGCTCCGTAATAACGGAGTCATTAAAATCAATCTGCTGATAAAGTTTTGTAAGATTAAATATAGCCTGCTTACTCTCATCTCTAAATGCATGAGACTCAGTTCTAGGAAACTGACGATAAAATTCATTTAATGCGTCAGCATCACTCTTTAGCGATGACACCTCGTTCTCCCAATAGTCTACTGCACCAATCTTTATCATTGCACCGTCTATGCCAACTATAGGATCACTTGGAGTTCTAAGAACAGGCATCCCATACTTGTCGATAAAACCTTCCATATTCCACTCCATTGGTATGAATAGAGAATAAAGACCTGATTTAGTCTGACCATTAGCATTTCTCTTAGATGTCTCGGAATCGTAATATAAATCCTTAAAGTTTTGACCACCTTTGTTGAGGGCATTTGATGTAGACCCCATCATACACTTGCCTATAATCTTACTACCAAGACGAAGACACGTCTTTGTTACACGCCAGTTATTTAATATGTTATTAGGCTTAATCCATTTACCACTCTCATCATGAACTAACAATAACAGCTTCTCACCGTCATACGAGTTATCCTCTGTGTTCTTCCAGTCTATGGTTGTGTCAAGACCGATTATGTCATCGTCACCGACTTCATGCATATTCTTTTTTGTAATCTTAGATGCCGGAACTCTGAACGCAAGCTCTGTCTTTGGCTTGTCCATACCGTCCATAATAGGCTTGAAGAAGAACGGAAGTTTACTGTTGATAGGCACAACCTTATCAGTGAACATCTTCTTTGCATCAGAACCTGTCTTTGATAGGATGCCAAGCCTAGAGTCTCTAGCAAGCGTACCCTGATTAACACATTCAGATGATGACATAAATGAAAATCCGGAACGTCTTATCTTAAGATAAATCATCCCGAATGACCTTGGATCAGCCTTACACGCCTCCCAAAATATATAAAGTATTCTATTTGCTTCACGGAAATCAGGGTATCCTACATCAATAGATGACCACTGAAGGTACATATAGTGAGAACCAGTTATGTATGTAGGCTTCCCATTATTCATAAACCAAAATCCATCCTCTCGCCTATCAAATTCATTCTCTATATAATCAATCCACTTACTCTTAAATTCGTATGGTTTATCATTCCATTGGAAAATTGATGATATCCTTGACAGTTCCTTAGGCAGCGGA